GCCGTGGCGACTTCGGCCTCCTCATCGTCGCCGTCACCGCCGAGACAGCATGACCGCGCCGCCACTTCTTCAACGGGCTGTTAAGCGTGCTTAAGAGGGCATCATGGGCTTGGCCATGGCATCCGCCGGAGCGGTTCGCCTGTAAGCAGCGAAACCTTTCGCGACTCCGGCTCTCGCACCCCTGACAGTGGCATCTTCACCGATGACACCTTCAGGGTGACACTCCCGCTGTAATGGAACGCACCGTGCACAACGCTCTTGAAGTCTATGACCAGATCCGCGAGGCCTGCGGCGACGCGATTGCGCAAAGGCTGTTCGCGGCGGCCGGCGGGATTCGAATCTGGGTGCCCGAGGAACCGCGCCCCTCGCACGTGCTGGCGCAACTGGTCGGGCTCGACGATGCCCGCGCCATCGCCAAGGCGATCGGTTCGGGTCCCCTTTCGGTGCCGAAGCCGGAGAGCATCCGTCGACAAGATATTCCGCAGCAGGTCATCGCGTTGCGGCGAGACGGGTTGTCGGTGCCACAGATCGCACTCAAGCTCGGAATCTCGGAGCGGTCGGTCTATCGCCACATCGATGCTTCAGAAAGGACAACGTGAATGACTGCTCTGACGGCTGACCGCAGGACAGCGGAACGGGCCGGCGTGATGCTTTCGGCACCCGCTGCCGCGTCGGTCAAGGTGTTCGCTGGCGCCCTCGTCATGCTGGACAGCGCCGGCAACGCCAAGCCAGGTGCTGCCGCGACCGGCTGTTACGGCGCCGGCCGTGCCGAGGCTGCGGTTGACAACAGCGGCGGGACCGCCGGCGCAGAGATGGTTTCGATCCGCGAGGGCGTGTTCGCCTACGCCAGCGCCGGCGGCGGCGACGCCATCGGCCGCGGCGACATCGGCAAGGCCTGCTACATCGTCGACGATCAGACAGTAGCGCTTAGCAATGGCACCGGCACGCGCTCCCTGGCGGGCCAGATCGCCGACGTCGATTCCCTTGGCGTATGGGTCCGCTTCGGCGGCCTTTTGAGGAGCTGAGCAGCATGCAGATCAACCAGGAAAACCTCGAAATCCTGTTCGCCGGGTTCAAGGCCGCGTTCAACGAAGGACTGGGCGAAATCGAGAACACGCGCGATCGCATCGCAACAACGATCCGCTCCGAGACTTCGGAAGAGCATTACGGCTGGCTTAAGGGACTTCCGAACGTGCGCGAGTGGCTGGGCGATCGTGTCGTCAACTCCTTCGCCCTTGGCGACTACGCGATCAAGAACCGGGACTTCGAGCTGACCGTCTCCGTTCCGGCAAACGCCATCCGTGACGACAAGTACGGCGTAATGGCCCCGAAAATGCGGGTGATGGGCGAGTCGGTTTCGGCGCATCGCGAGCAACTGGTCTGGGACCTGTTCGCGGCCGGCTTCACCGGCTCTTGCTATGACGGCAAGCCGTTTTTCGCCACCGACCACCCGGTGCTTGACAAGGACGGCACGCCGCAGCCGGTCGCCAACACCGACGGCGGCTCCGGCGCCGCTTGGTTCCTGATCGATACCAGCCGGGCGCTGAAGCCGATCATCCTGCAGACGCGGCAGGACTACGATTTCGTCGCGTTGACCGACAAGAACGACCAGCAAGTCTTTTGGAAGAACGAATACGTCTACGGCGTGCACGGACGGGAAAATGCCGGCTTCGGCTTCTGGCAGGTGGCCTGGGGATCGAAGCAAGAACTGAACGAAACCAGCTACGGCGATGCGCGGGCGGCGATGATGAAAATGACGACGGATTACGGCCGCAAACTCGGGTTGAAGCCGCGGCTTCTCGTTGTCGGGCCGGACATGGAGCACCGTGCACTGGAACTGATCAAGGCCGATAAGGTGACGGGCGGCGGCTCGAACGTCTACCGCGACAGCGTCGAGCTTGTGGTCGTTCCGTGGTTGGCGTAACGGGCATGGAACGCGCCTTCTGCACCGCGCCCTTGGATCTTGCCAAGGGGCCGCCGGAGTGGGTGCAACTGCTGCCGATCGGCGAGGTGAGCGCCATTGACGGCCGGCGGTGGTATCTGGCGGACGCGGAAGCGGTCATTCGCGATTCGCTTCCGGGCCTTGAGTTCCTCTGCGTCGATTTCAACCATGCGGTCATGCACAACGACGGCCGGCCGAAACCGGCGGCCGGCTGGATCAAGGAACTTGCCGCACGGGCGGGCTTCATCACGGGGCGGGTGGAATGGACCCCGCGCGGCATCGAAGCACTGAGCAATCGCGAGTATCGCTTCATCAGCCCCGTGTTCACGTACGACAAGGAAGGCACCGTAACCGCGATTCTGGGCGCCGGCCTGACCAACACTCCCGCGTTGCGCGTGCTTGCTGCCGTCGCCAGTGCCGAAGGACCTCCGCTCATGAACCAAGACCCGTACCGGGCGCTGTGCGCAGCCTTGGGTTTGCCTGCCGACGCCGCACCGGAAGCCGCACTCGCGCGGGCCGAAGTGTTGGCCGGGCAGCAGCCGGACCCCAGCGTCTATGTTGCGCGCGCCGAAGTCGAGGCATTGCTGGCAACGGCCGCCGAAGAGCGCAGGCTTCGCGACGAGGAGCGCATCGCGCGTAAGATCCAGGAGGCAAGCCTGGCCGGCAAGGTCGTTCCGGCAATCGAAGCCTGGGCGGTCGCGCTCTGCCGCAAGGACGAGGCCAGTTTTGACGAGTTCATCGCCAAAATGCCGCCGATTGTCACGCGTGCCGGGCTGATCAATTTCGTCGAGCCGCGCGCGGTTTCGGGTGATGACGGGCGCGAACTGACCGGCACCGAGGCCGCCGTTTGTGCCGCGCTGGGCATCGAGCGCAAGGCCCTGCTGCAAAACCTGCCGAACCGTGAGAAGGAGGGGCGTTGATGAAGGTCCTGCTGACCAAGCCGCTCGATGCGAACGGCGAGGCCATCACCGAACTGACGTTGCGTGAGCCGATCGCGCGCGACTATCGCGGCCAGGAGCTGGTGGTTGAGGCGCACAGCGGACGGTTGATCGTCTCTTACGATGCGATCTTGCAGTTTGCCTCCAAGCTCTCGGGCCACCTTCCATACGTGCTCGACCAGATGGCACCGAAGGACGTTCAGGAGGTGGCGGGCGCGGTGCTCCCTTTCTTGCTGGGCGGGCTCGACACTGGAAGCTCCTCGTAGCGGAAGTGGCTTGGGCCTACGGCTTCACTGCGGAGTCCGTCTGGGCCATGACGCTCGACGAGCTGGCGTTCTGGCATACCGAGCTGGTGGCAATTCATGGCCGACTTGAAGGTAAGTCTGCTCCTGCAGGCAGTGGATCGCGCAAGCCCCCAGGTTAAGCACCTGGCTACCGCGCTGGCGGGTCTGAACGATTCGGCGGTCGGACGCGGGCTCAAGTCAATCAACGTCGGCATCAACCGCCTTGCCGAGTCGGCAGGTGCGGCGGCGGTTGCCATCGGCGGTGTTGGCGCGGCGATGGCGGCTACGCTTGGGCGGCGGGTGATCGATACCTCGGCGCAATTCGAGCGGTTCGCTGCGGTGCTGGCGACGACGGAGGGCTCAGCCGCGAAAGCGCAAAGCGCACTCAAATGGGCCGAGGAGTTCGCGGCTAAGACCCCCTACGATCTGGCGGCCGTCACCGAGGCCTTTGTCAAGATGCGGGCCTACGGGCTGGAGCCGACGGGCGGCCTCTTGAAGACGTTGGGCAACACCGCGGCCGCGATGGACAAGCCCTTGATGCAGGCGGTTGAGGCGATCGCCGATGCTGTGACGGGCGAGAACGAGCGCTTAAAGGAGTTCGGGATCAAGGCCAAGGTCGCCGGCAACAAAATCACTTACGAGTACACCAAGGTCGGCAAGACGATGACGGCGACGGCGCAGGCGAACAGCCGCGCGATGATCCAGGAGACGCTGGCCGGCATCTTCAACGACAAGTATGCCGGCGCCATGGACAAGCTGTCCGCCACCTGGGGCGGCAAACTCTCCAACATTGAAGACCACTGGACCCGGTTTCTGCGCAAGATCGGCGATGCTGGCGCTTTCACGGCCGCCAAGGACGAAGCTGGCGGGCTCTTGCAGACGCTCGACACGATGGAGGCCAACGGCACGCTTGACCGGCTGGCGAAGGTCATCGGCGAAGGCCTCGGCGGCGGACTGCGGGAAGCGGCAGACAGCTTCCGCGAGCTGCTGGCGTCAACCGGCGGTATCGAGGGGTGGGCGAACGGCATCGGCGCCGCGATCGGCGCGGTTGGGGATGCCGCGCGCTGGGCCGGCAATATGGTCCGCTCGTTCAAGGAGCCGGTTACGGTCAGGGAAGGCAGTTTGCTCGATTGGGTTGGTAAGGGGTGGGATGCGTATCAATCGCTCGGGACAACGGTGCGCTCCGGCCTTGGCCTATCGAATCAGCCGGCCTCGCCCGATGGGGCCGCGAGCGCCTTGCGGCAGCAATGGCACGACAACCTCAAGCGGACATTCGGCGGCGGCGGTGATGGCGCATCCGCGCTGGGCGGCGGTAGCGCCTTGGATCGGCTTGGTTCCGGCGGCCGGCCGCAACAGGTCGAAGGGGAGATCGTGATCCGCATCGAGGGCGCGCCGCGCGGCTCAAGAATTGAAAAAGTAACGGCACGCGGCGGAATAGACCTGGGGGTCGAGCTTGGCCTTTCCATGGGCGGCTGATAGCGATCGGTTCGGGCGCCCCTAGCGACCCCCTACGACGCCTCTAGGCTGTCCGCGATAATCAAGCGAGAGCCGCGCTAATCCGGTTTAATTATGGCCAGTGCGGGATAATTTTGTCTCCCTTAGTGTTCAAGCCCGGACCAGCGTCGGCGGCTCGTCGTCTGCGCCGGAACAGGCGACGACGCCGACGGTGACGTTGTCGGTTGCCGCACGTTTGAGCGCTAAGTCCACCAGCCCCGCGGCGGCGCTGCTCCAGCCGGAGGCGATCATGGCGGCGATTTCGGCATCGGTGACTGCCTT